TGCACGGTCTGACATTCCATTGACAACAATGTCAACGAACTTAGGGATGATAGGTACAATCTCCCAGTTTAAGTTCAAATAAGATAAATCGCCATCAATAGCAAATTCTGTCTTATACTTACCAATTGGCTGCTCGCCTCTTGCGTAAAGTCTTAGTCGGTGAAAATCTGCATACTGATCATAGAATCTACAAGATCCTGCAGATCTTCTAAACCACTCTTGTTCAATAGCTTTAGAAACCTTGAGTCCATAAGCTTTTGATTCCTTTTCAGAATCAGACGCTATATGAGACGGGAATGTTTCCGACGTTAAAATTAGTTCTACTTTGTTGTCGCTCATCTTATTATTTGACTGCTATGTCCGTCATTCTTGTACCTCGACAAAGATACGGAAATTTTGGACTTCTTAGTTTCTACACGGAATGTATGTCGTCTTACTCCCATTATTGCAAGACCTGAAGATATCGAGGCATCATGCTTTGTACGATTGTTTGGATCGAATCTAGCCCAATCCTCAAGCGTTCTATTGAAATACATGTTACCAATACTATCAGGATTACGGTACTCTCCCTCGTTATCAAATCCAACGTATTGCTCTATGTATGACTCGATTCCAGCTGCGTGTGTTTGTCTTATATCCTCAGAAGAGTTTGGTATCCCTCCAAGTTCTATTTCAGTTTTTGATAGTTGTGCTATAGTCCTGTCAGGTCTATTCATAGAGAATCCTCTATACCCCCTATTCTTGAAGTGGTACAGTAGTCTTGGCTTATTGTTCTCCGCTAGTAGTGGCATGCCATAAAACACACAAGCCATGAGTACATCCTCAAAGAATATCTCAGCGGTTGCAGGTCTGGCTATGTACTCCAAGAAGAACATGTTTGATGGAATATTTGGGTCCATACTTGAACCAGTAAGCCCATGAAGTGCACCGTTTGATCCACCTCCACCAACAACTCCAGATATGTCATACGGGTCACATCCAAATGCGCCATCGTCAGCGTTGCCCGGATACTTCTTTCCATTCTTCACAATCACATTATTCTGAAGCTCTTTCGGTGGAACCCATGCCATGATAAACCTACCCCTTACATCAGGAGTCCATACAACCTCACTGTCTATAACGCCACCCTTCCAGTGAAACTGTCCACGGGTAATTACTCTGTCACGGATTAAGTTATCGTTGTAATCTATCTGTTGGTAAATCTTTGTTAGGTTATATAGAGACTGCTTTGATTCATCCCTGAACGCATGCGATTCTGTACGTGGGTACTGACGATAGAATTCATTCAACGCGTCCGGGTCATGCTTCAGTGCCTCAACCTCATTGCTCCAGTATGACACAACCCCAATATTTATTGGACGATCATCTATACCCATCACTGGCTTTGCTGGGTCCTCTACCACAGCATGACCGTACTCGTCAAGGAAACCCTCAAAGTTGTAGTCCATTGGTATAAACAATGAGTATAAACCACTCTTTGTCTGACCGTTATTATTTCTTCTCTTTGGGTCGCTGTCGTAGTATAGGTCCTTGAAGTTCTGACCTCCCTTTGCTAATGCATTAACGGTTGATCCCATCATACACTTACCAACTATCCTACTACCCAAACGAAGACATGTCTTAGTTACACGCCAGTTGTTTAGGATGTTATTTGGTGCGAGCCATTTTCCACTATTTAAACTTACTGTGAAATCAGATAAAATTAGTTTTCTCTCATTATCATTTTCTCCATCTACTTGTATTCCTATGTAATCTCCTTTACCTATATATGATACATCAACCTTATTTCTTCTACCTGTAGTTTTTGGAGAATATCCGTTAAATGATTTCTTTTCTGTAAGAATAGGAATTCTAGATAATTCCCCTGAAAGGCTTATCTTCCAAGCATCAGTATTAAAGTTTGTTTTTTTATGCTTTACATTACTACAGCTTATTCCACAAGACAATGCTAAAGTTCTTATCTGATGTACAAGATCCTTTCTATTCATTCCTATTTCTATACAGTTCTTGTTTTTATCTGAATATCCATCTGTATCAATTAAGCCAG